ACTCTCAAAAACTCGCCAAGTTGAAGAACTTGCGTCGAATGGCTCACAGAAATGGTTTCAGAACTACATACGTCAAAAATGGGATACGAACACCTTTGAGCTATGAGCAACTTCAGAAAATTAGCCAGGGACACATGAACCGTGTATTGAATCAAGCACGAAGACGTGCGACTTTCAGAGCTTAACTCCTAGGACTCTTCTCAATTTTTGAAGAATTGTGTTGTTTGGAATCGCCTTCCCAGATTCATATGAATTGATTATATATCATTATTTTCTGGTTCCGGAATTTCATTTATAGTAGCCAAGCTTTGATTATTTGATTTCAAATTTTCTTGTTCATATGGGTGTTGTAAAATTGGCAGGCCTTCATATACAAAATTTGTAAGTAAATATTTAGACCCCTTCTTCAATTTAGTACCTCGATGAATATATGCGAAATTTGCTGGAAATAATACAATCTTACCAGCCTTAGGTTGTATAGTTTTTCCGCATAAGAATTCGGTAGTTCCACCAACACCTTCTTCAACATCATTAAGGTAAATTATATAAGTTAATGTTCGATTTAAATAACCGTCGTGGTGCCATGTATAAAATCCGTTAGCATCCGTTTTTTGTATTTGAGGAAGTCCAATTGCAGCATTATTTATCGTTTTATGTATAGACATGGATCTATCCAAACCCTCGGCATCTACATACCGTTGGTAATCTCCGAGTGCATCAACTACACAATCTCCAATTGTATCAATAACATCCTGCCATTCACGTCTATGTTCTTCTGAAGAAATTGGTAAATCTGTACTTTTTTTAACTTTTTCGTCTACCCCACCAACCGTTGCTCCGATTATTTTTCTATCGTCCTTTTCATAGCGTGAAATAACATCCTGACAAAACTCTTTGCTAACGACGTCGTCAATTTCTAATATATAATCTGCCATATCTGAAATAGTTAATCATGTAAACTTTAAGTAGTAAGTCTTTCAAGTCTACTTTTATCCTTGTTTGGAAATATAGTCAATTGCATAACCTCACCATCGATATAGACTTGTCCGTGATTTTTTATACGATCACATTTCATCACTTGATCAACACGGACAAGGTTGACCTTAACCATCTTTACATTTCCGAGTTTGCTGTGATGAACTGCAAGTACCGCGGCATCCCTCTTCGTCTCTTTGGGGATTGTATTCTGCTCGCAACATATGACTACATGTGCACCCGCACCACCATCGACATGCAACCACCATTCTTTGGGATAACTTGACATTGTAAGTTCATCATTTTCCCTGGCATTTTCACCAACTTTAATGGCGATTCCATCATATGACGTATATGTTTTCATATACACTTTTACAATGTATTTTTTAAATACAACGACAAACATTCACAGAAATTATATATTTTGTATCAGATTTTACAAGCTGACCACAATGTGCACAATCCCACGTTGCCGGAAATATAACCATTTTACCTGCAACTGGTTCTATTTCCCTACCATTCACAAACTTGGTTTTTCCACCATCATCCGGTCCAAGTGTATTTAAGTATATAATAGCAGTAAAAAGTCTTTTGCTATGATATTCTGTATCTTGATGCCAACGATATCTTTTATTTTTTGTGATTTTTTGTATGTTAAAATCAATAGGATGTGATTGAGTGAATGTGCTATCCATAAAAAAATCGAGATCGCCATCTTCTTCAATACCAGCACTTTTTAGTATTTTTTTTATATGATCCATATATTTATCAAGTGCTTTATAAAAATAGAGTTTTATTTTTTCATGTGCCTTTTCCCAGCCAGGTGAAATTGGTATTGATAATTCTACGCTATCTTTTGAAAACTTATCAACCCGTGAAAAATTTAAAGATCCTAGCTTACCACTGATTTTATTACAATTATCCAACTCAAACTTATCTATGATGTTTACACAGAGACCGGGTGGTAAAACGTTATCAATCTCATAAACAAAATTATCCATTTAATAATGTAATATTGTATCCTTTAATGTTAATTTCTCAATATGTTTGTAACAAGTATATACTTTGCATCAGCTTTAATTAAACGACCCGTGTGTATAAATGGCCATGCACACGGAAATATAGTCATTTTACCAGCTTCGGGTCTAATAGATCTTCCGTTTACAAAATCAGTAGTCCCCCCTTCACCCGGTTCAAGTGTATTTAAATACACAAAACATGTAAACACGCGCTGTTGAAGAGGTATAAAATCCTGATGCCATCTATAATGTTTACCCTTGTCTATCTTCTGAATACTAAAGTCGGTAAGAGAAAGTGGGAAAATTGTATTATCCAATACAAAATCCATATCCCCGTCTTTGTCTATCTCGGCATCTTTGAGAATATCTTTTAGATGTTCAACATACTTATTAATTGCATTTTTAATGTAATATTTAATTTTAGTATTAGCAGTTTCCCAACCGGGTGAAGATACATTCAACTCAGTACTAGATTTCCAATCATCATTTGTATATTTTTTACCACCCCCATCTTCAAGTGCACCCTTCACGTGATTTGTGGTATCATTTTCAAATTTGTTTATGATGTTTTGACATAACTCAGGTGAAAATACATTTGGAATTTCTAAAATGAATTTATCCATTTTAGAAAATATACAATTATAATCTTTAATAATTATAAGAATGCGAGATCCATCGGAGAATAACGCAGTGAGGATCAACACAAACTCAAATAATAACTACAACGGCGCCAGAGGTCTTGTTCGAAACTTTGCGTATAACAACTCAAACACAAATGAGAACAATGTGGGTCAGATCAGATCCCGTGTAGCTAACCTCAGGCGCATGCGAAGAGCGCGTATGTCTTTCGTGAATGCGGGACTCGCACGTCGTCTCAATTTTGGGAACAATGGGAACAAGAGACCAAATGCGTCAAACTATATCAAGAATGAAAAACGTATGAAAAAGAACGCCAAAGAAAACAAGAACACAAATAAAATCAATTGGAAGAATGTGAATGTAAAAAATCTTCCAACGGATCCAATTTCTGCGAATAACTTTAAGTCTGGTGAAAAGGCTGTGCGTATTAACAAATTGTACCTCGCACCAAACTCTTTCCGTAAAATGGCGAGAATGTCCATGACGAGCGCCATCAACGCGAATGGTAACATGACTTTGTTCATAAATCCATTGACCCGCAATAAAGTGAAGAAGAATGACCTCGAGTTTGTTGTATTAAAAACTAAAAAGTAAGTTACAGTATATGCACGTCGTCTTCAAGTCCAGCCCATCAATTACACACAAGTACAGAGTAATGTTACCAAACAAGCGGGCTATTGATTTTGGAGCCAAAGGTTCCCCAGACTACACCGACCATGGAAACCCTCGCCTCATGCGAGCACATCTTCTTAGACATGGTGCTGTGATACCCAAAAAACTCCGCATTGAAACGGATCCCCATGAAATTCAGCGGGGTATGCTTATGGTTGATGAAAGTGACCAAGAAGACTGGGAAGACTATTTTCGTGCAGATTATTGGGAACGATGGCTCTTATGGACATATCCAAACGTTGAGCATGCAAAACTTTTCATGACCATGCGAAAGGGTATTCTCTTCATGCCTACAGCGGAGTCATTATGGCACTGTAACAAGTTCGATTGATTTAGGCACCCGTGGATCCAAAACCACCCGCACCTCTCTCAGTGTCCTCAACTGTACCAACTTCCTCAACTTCAGGTGTCTCACATCTCTCCAAGATGAGTTGAGCCACACGATCCCCCTTCTTTACCTCAAAGTCTTTGTCTCCGTGATTGAAGAGAACGACTTTGACTTCGCCAGTATAGTCTGGATCCACAACGCCAGCGCCAACTTGGATGCCGTGCTTCACAGCGAGACCTGAACGCGGGGCAACACGACCATAGACACCGTTTGGCAAAACCATGGCTATACCTGTCCCGACCAATGCGCGATGCGTCGGAGGGACCACAACCGAATCAGTGCTGTACAAATCGTATCCAACAGCACCACCAGAACCACGAGTTGGAATAATAGCATTTGGGGAAAGCTTCTTGATGCGAAGGCTCATTTCTATTCTACTTTGGTTTGTAATCTTTATTTAGGTACAGCTTTCACTGAGCCAACACGATCGTTCCAACCATTAGGTACATTTTTACGACCACCTCTTTCCATTACAAAGTAATCACCTGTAAAATTTTTATTATCATATGCTCTCATTTCCCAATTTTCACAACCACCTTTCAATTCATATGAACTCATGCCATTATCCCAATACATACTTGAAATACTCCCCTTTCTGTTGTAATAGCATGGATCGCCGTCCCAAGACCAATCCTTGCACTCATTCCATATACATGGTGG